GTGCTGTTGGTTAAATCTCCCGCCGATGGCGCAGCCGCAGCCGTGCTGCTGCTGTAAATTAATATTGGCGTGTAACCAGTTTGCGCCATGTTTTAATCCTTATAAACAACATTCAATAAAAAAATAATATGTTGCCATTTTTATTCTTTATAGCGAAATTTCATACGCAATAGACCAAATTACGGTAGCTGTTGCGGCAAAATTTGCCGCCACTAATTCAGTAGAAGTAACTCCCCCTTGGTATAGCCCCATTTGATTGGAATTAGGTGCGGTACGGGCGTAAAAATAGGTGTTGCTACCGCTTAATGAAACGCCCGTGCAATCCAATACGCACGTTGCAAAATTATTTGCTACATTTACAGCAGGTAACGGCAAACTAATTTGCATATTTCCAGTAGGACTTCCCAATGCAGTTATAGAAATGCGCCCTGAAACAAAACACATATTGCCGATAACGTTGTATCGCCCTGTTTGCACTGTATAAGTAGGCGTTCCCGCAGTGCTAGTGCCTGATAAAACGGGCGTATAAGCGGTAGCATTTTGCCGTAGGTTATATGCAGTGCCGTTAATTGTGGCGTTATCAAAATAACGAACGCTTGCGGCTGGAAACACATTTCCAGACGCAGGTAAGGTCATATCTGTAATGCGAACGATATGTAAAGCAAAACCTGCATTTACGATGTCAGTGCTGGTAGTGCGGCACTGACGCATGACCAAGTTAGCTTGCGTGTTATCGTATTCGACACCTTTTGTGCCGGTAAAATACGATGTTTCTACAGTAATCGTTGATAAACGACCTTTAATAGCGGGCACTGTGCTACCGCCTTCAAAATAACAATTTTGAAATTTGCAAGGGTTTGCATTAGAAAGATAAACTTTTGCTACTGTTGGGCCTGGATCAAACGTACAATCTGCAAAAGACAAAACTGAAATTCTAATTGCAGGATTAGCATAAACATCATAATCGGTGTTTCCAATCCAATAGCATTGAAACAAACTTAACGTGTTAATGTACCCGTTGTCGCCGCCATCTGTTAAAGGAGAGGCATCTATCCCCTTAGTACAACCTCTAAATTCGCAACCGTCAATTCTTGCGTTAAAAATACTGTTTACAAATAACCCGACTTTTGCCAAATATAAGCGAACATTGCGAAGCCGAATATTTCCGGTAAACGTATAAGTACCGCCAGTCAAAGATACTAACGTTCCAGAAGAAGCTGAATCGCCGTAAATACGCAAATTTTCAAGTTGCGTATTTCCCGTCAGCGAAAAGAAAACAATGTCGCCGCCAACAGCCGTTTTACAAAGAATACACGGTTGATCTAACGTATCTCCGTAAATAATTATGCCTCTTGGCACTGAAACAGTATTAGTTATAACGTATTCGTTTCCTGTATACGGAACATAAATACGCATTGCCCCACTTGCAATAGCGTCAATAAACGCGGCGGTGTCATCTGTTACACCATCGCCCACAGCGCCAAAATCTTTAACGCTTACAGTCTGCGCTAATTTATCTTCAACATTTGTGATAATGGAATTTGGAAATGGTGGGTCGTAAGATACTTGTGCAGAATCAACCGCGCCGCTGCTGTTTAACTGTGAAGTGGTAAATTTGACCGACGCACCAACGTGCAAGCCCGAAACAAAAGTTACCGTATCGCTGTCAGTTTCCACATAAGCGTAAAGCGCACCAGGGCCATATTGGTTTACGCCATCAACAAACACCGACAGGCTGTTGGTGCCTGGCTGGTATTGCATGGTGGTCAAATTAAAAACAGTTTGCCCAGCGGTCGCCGTTTGAATTTCCTGTTCGTTTGTGAAATTAACAAAGTTGCTATTGATGCCCGACAGATTGTCGTAAGTGCCAATCAAATTGCTAGCGGCATCCTCAACAACAAACTTGTATTGAATGCCATCGGTCAGCCAAATCTCGCCGCTAGGCACTCGACCTGCGCCATCCAGCACAATCGGGTTGCTGTGGGCGATACCCCCGCTAGAACTGGTATAAGTGGGCGCAGGGGTCGTGGTGCCAGCCAGATAGGTAAAAATCTTGCCACCGGCCAGCGGATTGCCGTTGTTGTCGAATAATTGCCCAGCTACGCCAAAAACAGGAGAAAGGTTGACTGCCATAGTTAAACCTCTGGTGTAAATGTTTGCGGCAGCCACGGCGCTACCGCCTTTGGCACTTTCATAGCCGCAATTTGATTTTCAAGATTGGTCTGGATCATCTGCCCAGCTTCAGCAGTCACCCACGCAATGACATCAGCCTCAACCACCTCAGCGAAATCCTTGTTGCCAGGCTCTTTGAAATACCACCAGCCTTCGGATTCAACGTCGCCGATAGAACACAAGTATTTGGCGGCTGTAATTACGCCTTCGTTGGCCTGAATATCTAAGATTCTGCAATTCATCAGAATGCCCCTCCACCGATGCCGCCGGTGGTCGTTAAAACGCCGCTGGACGGGTTAAATTTCAGCTTGGTCGATGATACGCTGATCGCCCGATTTCCCGACGTATTGTTGACCCAAGTAACGTAATAATCTGCGTTTGTTGTGGTGTCATCTGTCACCGCCACATTGTTTGCATTTGTTGCAGTTGTCGCCGATCCTGCCGACCCGTCGATGCTTACCCCTGTCAGACTTTGGCTGGCGCTTGTCCTGTTTAACGCAATCGAAGTCGTGCCAATAAACAGGCTGGAATTGCCCAAAACCCCTGACGGAATCGTGCCTGACAGTTGACCCGCTGGCAAGTTCGTAAGGCTTGCACCCGATCCGCTAAACCCTGTGGCCGTCAAAATGCCGGTTGATGGGTTGTACTGGTATTTTGTAGATGACGAAAAAAGTGTCGTTAGGTTGCCGCTAGTTTGGTTTGCAAATAACGGGTAAAACGTCGAATTCGTGGTCGTGTCATCAGTGACCGTTGCGTAAGCCACTGGCGTGATCCAGCTCGGCGCACTTGTCCCATTACTCTGCAAAACTTTGCCAGAATCGCCAGCCGCAGACGCTAGAAACGCCGTCGCGCCTGCCCCTGATTGATACGGAATGCTTGCCGCAGCCCCGCCTGCTAAGTTGGTCGCTGTGCCAACCGTCACCCCTGACGCTGCCGACCACTGTGGTGCGGTGCCAGATGATGTCAGAATCGTTGTGCTTGCGCCGATGCCCAGCTTTGATAATGCCGTTGATCCGGTCGCATACAGCAAATCGCCTACGGTATAGCTTGATTGCCCTGTGCCGCCATTTGCAGCCACTAACGTGCCGCCTAAAGTAACATTGCCATACGTCGCAGAATTGGGTGTTAGCCCTGTCGTGCCAGCGCTGAAAGTCGTAACGCCGCTGCTGCCTGATACCGAAATATCCCACGCTGATCGCGCCGATGATCCATTAAACGCATCGACCAAAACGTTCATGCTAGTGCCGCTGAACGAAGTGATAACGCCTTGCATAAATTCCGTCGGATCGCTTTGATAAGCAACCCTGACCGCCGTTCCGACCGTAAACGCAACGCTAGTTGACGGCTGGTTGGTGACAAATGTTTTGGTGCCTAGTCCTGGTGTGACAGTGCTAGTCGATGTTAATCCGTAATAACCAATGCCAATTTGCGCTTGGCTAGTGACTGAAACGATCACGCCTGGTATTGCTGGCGTTGTGGGCGTGGTTCCTGCTGGATAAGCGCTGATAAAAACACTGGTGTCTGTGACCGCCCATACCATTTCGACATAATCACCAGCATTTAATGTAACGGTAAATGCTAATGCTGCAATTAAATTGCCATTTATGATGCCATGTTTATTTGGCACGCTCCACTGGCTATTGCTGTCTGGAATATCGGTGCCATTTTTTCTGAACCAAACTTGAACATCATGAATTTGACTGTCCGAGTTTACAAATTGAATTGATGGAATGAAACTGTACACCCCGCCGTTAGCAACCGTCATGCGCGACAGATAAGTACCGTTGCTGGCTAACGAAATGCCGTTACTTTCAACGGTAGTGTTAATCCGCATCACATACGCGGTTGTCGTATTGGCTGCGGTTTGGTTGGCACCCACGTCAAAAAACGACCCAAAATAGCCAGGCGATCCGATGCCGCTGTTCGAAATCGTTGTCCAAGCGGGTGCGCCCGATCCGGTCGATTGCAAATATTGACCAGCTAACCCAGCCGAATTAAATGCGTAAGCAGTGCCAGTACCATATGCCACCGCACCCGCTGTCGGCGTTGTGCTAGTGTTTGTCCCGCCATTGGCAATCGGCAAAATGCCCGAAACATGGGTAGTCAGACCGACTTTTCCGTAAGACGGTGCTACGCCAACCCCGCCCGACAGCAATACATTGCCCGTAGCCACATCGGAAAGCTGCGTCAGGGCAGTCGATCCCGACGCGACGATCAGATCGCCGGTCGTATAGCTTGACAAGCCAGTGCCGCCGTAAGCGGCTGCAATCGTGTTCGCGTTCCATGTCCCCGCCGTTAGCGTGCCGACCGTTGTGATCGTTGATTGCCCAGCGTAATTGTCGGAAATCTTGATGCCCGACGCGCTTACATTGATTGTGGTGCCGTTAGCTAGCACAGAGAACGTATTGCCGATCAATTGCAGGCCGTTGCCAGCCAAATACGATCCAGCCCCGCTAAATTGCGTCCATGTGATCGCCGTTACATCAATCGTGCCGCCTGGATCGGATGTGCAAACCCAGCCGGTATCGGCCAACGTCGCGCCCTGCTGCACGAATGTGAACGCGCTGGGAACCTCTGCCCACGCATTCATGTCAGTAGCGCGTGTCCAACCACTCGCCGCCGCCACATAAATACCGTTGAACTGCGCCGACCCCTGATTTTTGACCAAAATCCGGTCACCAGCAGTCAAGGTCGATGGCCAATCGCCACCCGCCTGCGTTCCCAGCCCTGATAGCGTGATATTTCCGGTCGTGCTGTACGCGCAGGCCGCCTTGATATTCAGCCCTTGCGCTACCGAATCCACATATTGCTTGTTGGCAATGTCGGTGTTCGCGCTCGGCAGCGTCAAAATCGTGCCGGTGGTGGTGGTGATGTTGGTAAACGTCGCGGCAGCAGGCGTAGTGCCGCCAATTACAGTCGAGTTGATCGTGCTGTTTGTGATCGTCACCCCATCCAAAAATGGATTGGTTGGCGGCAAAAACGGCGTACCCGCTGGGCCGATAAACGTAATTAGATCAAACGTCGGCTCAGGCGCAAAAATGCCCTGAACCGGAACAATATTGATCCGTTCCGTGTTGGCGACTTCATTCGCCATAATTTATCCAGCCGCCAGCGGTGTTACCAATAACTCACCATTGGCTGCGCTGCCGATGATCGAAATAAAGAATTCATTTCGCGGCGCAGGCACAACGATTGGATAGTTCATAGACGGCGGCAGCAATACGCCTGGCACCGATGCGCCGGTCGATGGCACTGTTGGAGTGACCGTTGTTGCCGATGTCGTGCCGAGCGATACCGTCACCAGCGCGGAACCTGTATTGGTCAGCGCGACGTAATTGTTTTCAACGTTAGTATTCGGAACGATTTGCAACGCTGTTGATGCGCTGCTCGGTACAGTGATGCGGTAGGACGGGCCGTTGGGTCTAAAACTTGGCAGCATGGTTTGCCCTTTCGATGATTTTAATGAGAAAAAGCCACCCCATCAGGGGCGGCTTCTTCGTTGACTATTCCATGCTGATTAAGGCAGGAAAGTCAGGTCATACCCGTAGATGTACACATCGGCGGTAGCCGCTGCGCCCTGTGCAGTAGTGCAACGAATGTACAGATTGTCGCCGGTAAGCGAGTCAGTGTCAGTCGCAGCGGTCACAACCACTTTGTCGCTGGCCGAGTTGCCGGTCAGTGCGTAAGCGGTTTTGACTGCCACACCAGTTGCGCCTGGACCGCTGTAAACAGCAAGCTGTGCAGTGGTCAGGTTGATGCTGGCGTTCGCCACGATGATGTCCTGAACGCTGTACGACGAGCTGTTTACAATAGCAGCAACGGTATCAGCGACAGAGTTAAGGTTGACACCCTGGGCGCTAGCCAGCAGGCGGTAGGCCTGGTTAGTGGCTAGGTTCGATGGGTGGTTGGTTTGGGTACTTGCTGGTCCTGGATTGCTCATGTCAGTTTCCTTTCAATGTTAATTAGGCTGCGACACGGCAGGCCAGTTCTTGATACAGCGGTGCCCAACCATACAGGACATCAAGACGGGTCGGGATCGAGTCGTTGTTAATCGTGTACTGACGAACAATACGCATCGACAGACCAAGCTCTTTGTCCGACGCACGGCCAGCGAAATGCACACCGTCAGGCAGCTCAAGATCAGCAGTCGCCAGCGTGAACGCATTGCGGTGCATGATGATGTTCTGCGGCGATACGGTGCCGGTAGCCGAAGTGCCAATCGAGAACGGGGTAACGGTTGCGGTAGCCGAAGTGGTCGGGATAGTGACGTTCTGGAACTGGCCGCCAGTAATGATGGCTGGGACAACAGTAACCGAGATTGTCGAAGAACCCGAACCTGTAACGGTGGACTGCACCACGAAGTTACGCTCCTTGTTCGAACCATAAGCCTGACGGTTCTGTGGGTTGACCGCAAACACGTTAGCGATCTGGATCACATCGCCTTGACGCAGGGTCAGGCCAGCCGAGTGGGTCAAAGTAATGGTCGATGACGATGCCCAGCCGGTCGAGATACCGATTGACTGAGTGTTAGCCGTCAGCGTGCCAGCGGTCGTAGTCCATGCGCCAAAAGTCTGCGCGACAACGTTCTGATCCATCTTCCAGTTCATACCGCCCGAATCACGACCCATCAGACCCTTCTGGTACTGATCGCTTACAGCCGACTGCGGGTTGAACAGACCTTTGAGGCTGTCAACGATGGTCGCCGAAGTGAATGGCTCGATGATGCAAGAACGACGGCCATCACGCGGTGCGCCTTCCGAGTCCAGATACGCCTGTGCAGTCAGGTAAGTAATCAGGCCGGTCGGTGGCGTGCCAGCAGTGCCAACGATGTTAGCAGTGTTGTTCTTTGCCATGGTCAGGCCGTCAAAGTCGATCTTGTTGGCGATAGCCGCCACAGCAGGCTTTAGAACGCGGTCGCTGAACATATCGAGCGACAGTGCCAAATCTTGCGTGGTGAACTGTGTGTCAACGTGGAACTGGGTCGACAAAGTGACAGGAATGCTGGTTTCGTTGAAATCTTCAACGTTCAGCGCAGGGCCGGTCGTACCGATGAAACGGCCAGGACGACGGACGTTCAGGGTGTTACCGATTTTTGCGCCTACGACGGCAAACTGGTCATCGTATTCGCGGTTTACTTCGGACGAAAAGGTTAGTTCGTTTTCCAAGACCATCAACGCCTCGTTGGTGATCTTGCTAATGGTTAGCAAATTGTTGGACATTTCTATTTCCTTTTAGAAAAGGGTGTTAATCAGCGGATTTTCCGGCTTGCGCGGGCGGCTTTCCATTGTTGATAGGTTCCGTGGAAATTGCCATCGGCATCCAAGTTCCCATCAACTGTACTGACCGCGCCTCGCAACGGATTAATCGGCGCTGGCGCTTTTGACTTCCCAACAACAGCTTTAGGTTCCGGTTCTTTTGCCTTATCGAAGCGTGCCTCGATCTTCCCAATCTCACGAATGGCAGAAACTGCGGACATATCGGCCAACTTCTTTGCATAGTCGGTGTTTTCAGCCAACCAATACAAAATTTTTGGCCCATGCTCTGACTCGATGATCGCATCGCGGACAGGATCGGATACCCGAACCTCACTGCTTTGCACCATGTCATCAAAGTCTGGTAACTCGTTCTTGGCAGCATTCACTCGGTCAGCCCACGCAGAAAACTTCGCTTCCTGCTCTGCTGCCGCTTTACGCGCCTTTTCCTCGTTATCCCGTTCCAGCAATTTCTTGTCAGCGGTATATTCGGCTAACGCTTTCGCGTACTCAAACATATCGTTGAACATCTCCGGCTTTGGTTCCTCGCCTAGATCGCTCTCTGGCTTTTCAGCCGGTGGATTGACCTTCGATTCGAGTTCCCGCAGCCGTGTTTCCAAAGCCTCCCGCGCTTCACGTTCCCGCCGCGCTTCATCTCGCGCTGCTTCCCGCTGCTTGGTTATCTCTGAAAACCGCCGTTCTAGCTTGGGATTCGGCTTCTTTTCCTTAGCCTCATCTGTTGCTGTCGCGTCCTTCCCTTCCCCATCTTGTCCACTCTGATCTGCCTCGGCTTCCGGCTCGGTAGCTTCAGTGCTTACCGCCTCGTCTGCTGGCTTGTCAACTAGACCAAGTTTCTGGGCTGCGAATTCCGCTAGATTCTCACTGGTCACCACATTAGCGGCCAGTCGTTCTTGCACTTCAGACATAGGTTTTCCCTAAGAATTGACCCGGTGTTCCCGCCGGTAGGTTTATTGTCATCCTGTATTCATTCGTTGTCAAACCATCGGCTGCTGCGGCGGCATTTGCTCTGGCATAGCCTGCGCCATCTCTTGCGGCATTTGCTGCTGCTGCGCCATTTGCTGCGCGGCGGCTTGTTGCATTTGTTGCGCTTGCATCGATTGCAAAATCAATTCCTGCCCCGCTTGAATGAACGGGTTGCCGGTTTCGTTGACTTCGCCCTCGGCAAACTGCATCTGTGCGCGTTGCTCGGCATCTCGACGGGCGATTTCGGCATTCAGTACGCCCACCGGAACCCCAGCCAGCACCAGCCGCAGCATGGCATCGACCTCGACTTTGTTCTGGTCGGTGGTGGCTTTCAGGTTGGCTTGGTTGATCTTCGCCTCGTTGATGGTGTCGGTGTTGTAAGCGCGGCTGATAACGTCCATCAGCTTGCGGCGGCTTGAACCTTCCTCGCGGATTTGCGCGACCTGACCACGGTTTTGAATCTCTAGCTGCATGGCCATCATTTGCTGTTGCATATCGGCAATTGTTTTCTGCGACTGCAATAGCTGCATCTGCGCTTGCGGTGGGATGTCAGACTTCGGATCAATCTGCGACATTGGGTTCATTGCGGCCAAGCGGTCGGCAATAATGTCTGCGCCTGGGAAATCCATGTTGCGGAACAATAGGTCGCCAGCGGCTTGGAAAACCTGCGGGTCAGCCATCAGCGGCATCATCGTGTCCACAGCTTGCTGGCGCTTGCTGTTGTAGCCAGGGCCGGTATCCATGACCACATCGTACAGGCCGACGGTCACATCGTTTAAGACCTCGCCCGTGGCTTCGACTTCGTTAATTGTCACCATGTCCGGCTTGCCATCGACCCCAATAATGCGCAGCACGCGCTGGGTGTCGTAAATCTTAGGGATCAGGTCGAGGATGATCTTGCCCGTGTGCTTAATGCTGCGGGTCATGTTGTCGTAAAAGTGGAAGTTCGACAGATCGACCTGCTGCTGCTGACCCTGCAATGCCTTGCCCGATATATTGCCTGGCAACGCCTGCGACGGGTCAAATATGCCCAGCACGGTCTTGAGATCGTCCGAAATGGCGCTCGACGCAACCATGATTCCATCGGGCGGCGGCTCCGGCTGAATGCGGGTCGGCACCGGCGCAGGCACGCCCTCGATGTCTTTTTGCTTATAGCGCAAGACCGGCGTTGACTTTAGGTTAGCTAGCGCCCATTCGCTTTCGTGTCCTTCGTCTTGACCCTCGGCAATCAGCCACTTCGGTTTTGGTGCCAGCGCGATAGATTCGGTCAGTGCCGTGCGCCAGAAGTTAAACATCCGTTGCGGGTCTTTAGCGAAGCGGACAAGGCCGTATTTCTTGCGCTTGCCCTCAACCACGACCTGCGCACCGTAGCACGGGATGATCGGGATATATTTGCCCGGCCACTCGCGTTCCTCCAGCACTTCCATCGCGGTCAGCTTGCACCACTTGACCTTCTTGCGGAACGTCGGGCGCTTGTCCAGAATCGTGATTTCGCTGGCTTCCATCATTTCGGCGCTCGGCAGCTCATCCTGAAACACCTTCGTGCCGTCAGAAAGCAAGACCAGCGTGGCTTTCTCGCGCTCGATGTACCAATACTCAGCTAGTCGGATGTCCTCTTTGGTCACCCATTCAGCGTCCGAATCGCCCGTCGCCCGTGCGCTAAAGTTCGCCCCATCATCAGCGCCAGGATACTGCTGACGGAATAGTTCTTTGGCAACGACGCTGGTAATCAGGCAACGCTCGGCATCCGATCCGTCAGGCAATACGCTGTTAGGGTCGAAATAGACCGAGAACGGATCGTCAATCGCGTCGATAAAAATTTCCTGATCGAATGAATCGTCGGAAATGTAGTTTGTGTTGATTCGCCAGTAGCCCCAGCCCATCTTGACTGCGTACTCAAATGCGGTGTCGTAAGCGGTATCGGCGCTGGAATTGACCTCAATGTGCCGAGTAATCCCCTCGATGACTTCCGCAATCTTCAGGTCGCCCTCGTTGTTGACCGGATGCACCTTGATGCGCGGACGCTGCTGGCGTTGCTGGTTCGTGACCTGCCGCACATAAGCGTCAATCTTGTTGATGGTCAGGCAAGGTCTGGATTCTAGGTTGCGGCTGTTCTGAATCTCGACCGGCCATTGATCGCCAGCAGCAAACTTCAGATCGCCCAGCGCCTCGGCGCGGTTTTGGCTGTCAGCAGTGCCGACCAACCGTAGGAATTTGATGGCCTCGCCAATGCGCCCATCCATATCTTGATACGCCATGATTGTCCTTTCAGCTCATCCAGCCGCCAGCGTAAGCGACCGCAGGCTTTTTCTTAACTTTTGCGGGTTCCCGCACCATCAGCGCGATATACCTAAATGCGTCAGCCCCGTGCGAATATCTGTCGTGCAGCGGATTCCTGCTGAACTGGCCGGTATCAGGGTCAACCTCATAGCGGTAATGGCGCAAGCAGTTTAGACCATCTGCGGTATTTTCTCTATCAAAGTAGCAATTCGGGAAGATAGTTCTTGCGGCGTTGATCGAGTCAACCACCGGCACGCGCTCCAGCACCCGCGTTTTAAACCCTGCGCTCCGCACAATGTCCTCGATGCTCCGACCTGCGGCGGCCAGCGTCTTGTTCTGCGCATCGTGCGGCAACCAAATCGTGTCGTACACATAGCCAAAGGATTGCAGGTCAGCTAGGTAGCTGGTCATTGTGCGCTGGGTGTCCTCAAAGTATCGGATCAGCCGCGTTTCCATCCCGATGAATTGAATGAACCACCACGCCGTAGCGTCGGCCCACCCAAGATCGCAGACTGCGTGGACCGGCTTGGTTGGGTCATACGGCACCTTCATGATCCGGTTCTCAGTCTCGGCTTTAGCCATTTCAGCGCCAAAGATCGCCCCGTCAACTGTCTGCCGACATAGCCCTTCCCAGACCTGGTTGTACGCTTCCTCGTCCCGTGCCTTTAGCGCTTCCTTTTCAGCTTTAAGAGTGTCAGGAAACCACGGATTGTCCGACCAGTTAATCTTTTGCACCACCGCATCTGACGGCGGCTTGGCCACAAACCGCTGGTAAGTTTCGTCCGTTTCCAACTCAGGGTTGAACGTGACCCAGATCTCGCTGTCTTCCTTACGGATGGTCGGCACTAAGATATTCCAGCTTGTGCGGCTGACCGTCTGCGCTTCTTCAACCCAGCAAATGTCGATGCCCTCATAGGACTTAACGTTGGCGATGTTGTTCTTCAGCCCAACGAACGCAAACTCGCTGCCGTTCTTGCCCCGTAGCGCGTTCTGCGTAATCTCAAAGAAGCTGGTCATCTCGAGCGCAACGATCTGGTCGCACAGTAGCTTGTGGACGCTGTCGCGGATAGATGTTTGGAATTCCCGAGCGCAGAGGATACGCAGCGGTGTCTTGGCGGCTTTGATGAGCAATGCCCTGGCAACCGCCCAGCTCTTTGCCCCGCCCCGCCCACCGTACAAGACGCGATAGCGTGTCTTTGGTGGGTTGAATAAGACTTGCGCCTTGCTGGGAAACTCAGCCTTAGCGACTATGCCCTGAAGGTCACTCATTCGGCTTTACAAAGCTAACCTGAATGCCTGTAAGTAGCGGTGCGCCGTCTTGCCCCGTCAATTCTTGCTTGACGGTTTCGGACCAGCGCAGCTGTGTTTTAGTCCACCAAATCAGCGCCGTGGTGTCGCCCCCGATGGCTTTGCCATAAAGCGTCTTGGCGATCTGGCTGTTGGCTTTCGCTTTGCCGTCATCTAGCTCTTTGCGGTAATGCTTGCGCAGCG